CAAACCGCACAGGCTTTCAGCCGGGGTTCCGTAGATTGCATACAACCAGCCATCTTCCTTCTTGTACTGGTTGACCTTCTGGTTGATATGTTCCATGACCTCAAGAGCAAACTGTCCGTCCTCCGCAATGGACTTTCCGTTGTAAAGTTCCTGCAACTCATTGAGGGCAGTAATGCCAAAGGAAGCGGTCATAGGTTTCAGCAACGGCTTGATCTTGTCATGCGGATTCAGGTGTCCACCATAGAAACCGCCCTCACAGAAAGCAATGGGGTTTACACTGGCTCTCATTTCGCCCACATAATCATAAGTGCGCTTGTGAATACCCCTAATCATTTCCAGATAGAAGTCAAGTACCTCATAGAAGTCCTTGTTTTCCTGTCTGGCTTTTGCCAAGATCATAGGCAGGTGCAGGCTTACAGCACCAACATTGAAGCGCCCTACGAATACAGGCTTGTCATCAGCGTCAGCCGGGGCAGTCCCGCCACGCTCAAACCACGGTGAGAGGAACGCACGGCAACCCATGGGAGAAACAACCCTGCCATACTTCTTGTACATTTCAGCTACATAGCCGTCACCCGTCAAGGACAGCCAATCAGGGTACATGGTCTTTGCGCTGCACTGAATACCAGCTTCAAACACATCCTCGTTCACGCAGCCCTCACCATGAAGGTTCTCGTCATAGAGGAATACCAGCTTCGGGAACAGTACGGGCTTCTTGTTACCCGGCTTTCCCTGCCCGTTCTGGTGAACTCTCAGGAAGGTCTTACTTGCCATCTTTCCAAAGGTGTCAGTAGCCAGCCCAAAGGTCATTGTGATAAACGGGTAGTCACCACGGGAACTGCCCACGGTGTTCAGCTTCATTTCGATACCCTGAAAGCCCTGTTCAAAGTCACGCTGTACTTTGTTCAACGCATATTCCCGGCTCAACCGCTCTGCGGTATCATGGTCAGCCATCAGGTGGAAAGCCATATCCATGTATTCCTCACGGTACTTGTCATAGGACTTGACCGCATATGGAGAGAGGATTTTGTCTACCTCTGGGACGGTAAACCCGCCGTACTGCTGAGAAGCGGTTGCCAGAATAATATCACCCAGTACGTCAAACGCCGTGTCAAGGGACTTCGGTTCGTTATACCAGACGTTGCCCATTTCAAAGCCGCCCTGCATAATCGAACCCACATCACACAGACAGCAGTTAATGGTATCCAGTCTTGCAGACTGATCGTGAATGTAAATGTAGCCCTCTTTGCAAGCCTGCAATTCGTCTTTCGTCATAAAGAACCTGCGGTACAAACGCTTGTTGAGTTCGTTGAAGATCAGGCAGCGTTTGGTTGCCACCAGTGCGGAGTCCGTGTTTGCGTTCTCCTTATCTCCGATAAAACGGATGGACTGGCTCTTAATGTAGACTTCATCCATCAAGTGGACAAAATCCTTTTTGTAGTTACGGTAGTCCTTGTAGGATTTAGCCACCTTCGGGTTAAAGTCCTCAAGCACCTGCTCCATAATGTTGTGCATTTCACTGACAGGGATTTCCTCAAGCCCTTTTTCCTTGATAATACGGACAACCGCCGCAACAATGTTATGGAACTGGGTATCATCCAGTGTTACCATTACACGGGAAGCAGACTTCGTAACTGCATTAACGATTTTCTGACCGTCAAATTCTTCCAGTGTGCCATCTTTCTTAATAACTTTCATGGAGAACAATCCTCCCTTCCTTGAGTGTCCGTTGTACGTCAATGACCTTCTGATTGGTACTTCCCGCCCAAGGATAGGTCACATCTTTCAGTTCCGTCACGAACCTCCCGTCTACCAGTACGTCCACAAATTTCATCATACGGTACATCATGGGGTCATCTTTAACCTCCTGCCATGTGTACCCGGTGTAGACCCAGATCGTTTTATCAGGGAAGTCCTTTTTGATCTCTGCCATCAAGTCCGCTACCTCTGCCCGGTTCGCCGGGTGAAGGGGATCACCGCCTGAAAATGTAATTCCCGCAATGTAATCCTTGCGTAACTCAGTGTAGATTTCTTCTTTTTCCTTCAAGCTAAACGGCAAGCCGTCAGCAAAGTTCCACGTAACAGGGTTCTGGCAGTCTTTACAGTGGTGGTTACACCCTGCAACCCAGAGGACTACCCGCAACCCGTCTCCGTTGCTCATATCGTCATGGGTAATGTTGTGATAATTCATCACACATCACCCGCCGCACGGTGATTGGATTTTTCCGGGTCAAATCCTTCCGGGTAGCGGGCTTTCAGTTTGTCAATGTTCTGCTGCATAATTGCGTCCATATTCCAGCCGAACGAATGACAGATCATAGCCACATACCACAGCACGTCACCGATCTCCTTTTGAGCGTGTTCAGCGTCAAGCGGTTTTTCGTGGAAAATCCACTTCTTCACCATGTCGTTGAACTCTCCAACCTCACCAGACAGACCCAAACAACCGTTCAAGATACCGCCCATATCCACTTCCGGGTCTTGCACATAATTATCCACCATCGTAGACAGGCGGTAGGTAGCGTTGCCATCGTTGGTTCTCATGGCAAACTGTTGATACTCTTTACCGTTCATTGCTTTCGTCCTCCTTACTGTAATGCAGGGCAACCGTTACGATAACGGAAACTCCCAAGATAAAGCCGATCAGAAATGCGGCTATTATAATACTTCCCATTTTCGCTGACCTCCTATTCTGATATTCAACTGTTTCCGAAATGAAGCATTGGAGAGTTCGGGCGTATATCCATCCCTCTCCGCAGCTTATCTACCGGGTTATCCCAGAATACTGTTCAGGTCAAAGGGTTTCTTACCGCCAGCCTTTGCAGTCGTAGCGGGCTTCTCAGCAGCCTTTTCCTTCTTTGCCGGGGTAGGGGCGGGAGTGGCAGGTTCTTCATCAAAGCCATCCGCAGGCTCTTTATCTCCCAGACGGACGAACTTGAGCATTTTGCCGGGTGTACGGTTGCTCTCAACTTCTTCGTAATCAACTTCACAACGAATGAAGCAGCCAACCAAATCCTCATGGTCAATCTCAGTCAGAGTGAAATCTCCCAGAGCCACCTTTGCAAAGTAGCTAAAAGCGTTCAAACCGCCCTGATTGGGTTCTCCGTCCTTATTCAGGAGAGAGAAACGTTCCACGTGCTTCTGTCCGTTGGCAAGCTGCATGGTGATTTCCATCTTGCCAAAGTCCTCTTTGTAGTTGACCCCCGTGATCTTGAAAACGTGGGTTCCCTTCGGGACGAGGGAAAAACCCTCGCTCAATCCAATCTTAGCCATTGTATTTTCCTCCTTTAGATTTTGTGGTTCTCAGACTGTTGCGTCTGCTTTTTGTCCAGATCACCGCAAGGGTGATAGACTGCTCTATGAACAGAGTCGCAAGGACTCCGAACAAGACCGGGTTTACATACATGGTGCTTTACTCCTTCTTTTCCTTCGGTGTCAGACGATACGTGACGGTTTCCTTCGTCTTGTATTTATCCAGCACACCGTCTTTTTTCATAGCAGCTTCGTCAATCTTCATCGACACGCTACGGGCAGTTACCCACTCATACTTAGAGCCTTTGACAATGACCTGCTTATCACCATCCCGGAACTGCCCAACGCAGGCTTCCTTGATAAGGTCTTTCAGCGTTTTCAGGCGCTTTTCATCGTCAGCGGTTTCCGCAGCAATCTTATCCAATTTATCCTGCAACTGTTCTGCTTCTGCGATCATAGCGTCAAGGTCACTGTCCGGGGACAGTGAGTTGGCACGGAGAACCTTGAGAATGTCAGCGTCTTTCTTCTCGTCATACTTCGGAGAAACGCCGCCCTCCACGTGGTCTTTCCACCACTTTTCAACCTTCTTGGTCGTTTTCTTCATATTGGGGTATCTCTCCGATACCTTGAAGGAACGCTCAAAGGTGTTCTCAGGTGTCACCACAAACTTATCCGGGGCTTCGTAATCCTTGTCACCCAGAATGGTGCAGACCATAATCACATCATCTACTCCCAGCAGATAGGCGTACAACGCAGCCTGCAAAGCGTAATACTCAGGTACGTCATCAAGCCAGTCCTCTGCACGTTTGGTGGTTTTCATTTCCATAACGGTAGTAGGCTTGCCGTCCTTATCCACAAACAGGTAGTCCCACATACCGCCGAAAATTGGCTCGTCCTTGAAGAAGTCACCCCAAGTTTTCTTGAAGTAGTCCGCTCCGTACACATCGGTGGGAGTAATCAGCTTCTTCCAGAAGTACTTTTCCTTCATGTACTCAGCCTGTTTCGGCTCAATGGTCTTACCAGCAATGGTGTAGATCGTGTCCTCAAAGGGTTCCTCATAGGTTCTGGTGATTGCACACCACGCATTGAACGGGGTAGTCCATGCGTTCAGCCCCATAATGGCGGCGAACCTTGTACCCGTACACTTTTTAGGACGGGCAGGCGGTGTAATGGAGATCGTACCGTTATCATTCCACTTCATAGCGGGCTACCTCCTGTTACACGTAATTGCGCCACAGCTTTGCAAACTTGCTCTTGCCGTCAGCGTCTTTGTGGTTCAGGCGGGTATAACCCGCTCTGAGCATATTGTGTCTTGCGATACTTCTTCTCAGCTTTCTCATTGCTTCTGTTCCTCCAATTCAATATATTTATCCATATACCAACTGGCTTTCTTAATATCCTCCACGCCGTTCTTCCGCTTGTGACGGTACAGATACTTGAGAGCGTTGCACACGCAAAAATTCTGAGTGGCTTCCACGCCCTGAGTTTCAACCATCACGTCAATACACTCAAACCGCCCGGTTTCATAATGAGAAGGATGGTTTACATTGTCTGCCATGCCTTATTCCTCCCCATACTGGCTGATAATCTCCTTGAGGTTATCGCACAGGGAAGTGCAGGCAGAAGCGGTAATATTGGTGAACCCATCGGTTTTCATGGCAATCTGCTGGACAAATTCTTCCTGATCTTCGTCCTTGTCCATCAGTTCCTTGCAAAGGGTCTTGAGTTCGGCAACCTGCTCCTCACTGGCAGCACCGTCAGCACTGGTCAGTTCCTTCTTTGCTTCCTCACGCTCTGCCACGGTAGCCGGGGCTTTCTTGCCCTTCTTCTCTTTCTTTGCAGGAGCGGCAGTAGCGGCTTCCTCCGCAAACTCATTGTCATCCTCCGTGGTGTCATCCGTACCCAGCGCAGCGTCAATTTCATCAGGTTCCGTAATATCCAGAACCGTCATCCACAGGTAGCGGCGCAGATAGGTGATGGAGGAACCAAGCGCCTGCATGGGGTTGGTTACTTCTTTGCCCTGATTGGAAATGATCG